GCATAAGCCTGAGATTCATCGATGATGGAGACCCGCATGTTATACAGCCCGCATCACTGCATTGGACGGTTGTCGCATTGGCGTGCCTAGGCCCGATCCATATGCAGCTATTGTAAGCCGTCATTGCGTGTACGCCATTAGTCCCAGCACCATCAGCGCCTTGGGTTTTATAATCCCCGCCACCCGATGCACAAAAGAAACAGCCTCGATGTGTAACGCCGCTGATCGTTACACTTACCGAGCTTGGCGTGCGCTCATCGGGGCAATTCACGCACTCACAACACAGAGGCTCTAGAGTCACACCGGCGCTGACCTCAGTGTATCCCGCACTGGTTCTAATCGTCGGCCCAAGCTCGTAGCACTTCCCGTCATACCTCATGCTGTCGCCGATCCATGCGCCGCTTGGCAGATTGGATGTCGCAATCCACAAGTCATCTGTGTTCGTTTCATCGCAATCAAGCAGCAGGTGTCCCGCGCACGTCTCGTTGTCGTTGACGGTGATGGTGAGGTCGAGGGTAGAGACGCCAGGATCGCTGCAACCTGTATTGTTGGATGGCCCGGAAACCGTGCCGGTTACCGTTGCGCCAGAGCAATCACCTGCTAGTGTTTGCACGCCAATCCATTGGTGATCGGTCGGGACGGTCTGCATAAAGATGCCCCATTGATTTGTCGCGCAACTGTATGCCACTTCGGCATTGACGGTATATTCGCCGCAAGTGTCGCCGGGAAGGGCACCGGCAAAGGTCCAAGTAGTTGCACTCCCGGAGCTGCTCGAATAAGCAAACGTCAGGGTATTGGTAACCCAAGCGTTTTCAGTACAAAAGCAATTGCCGAAGCTATCAATGAGATTGTGGTAGGTCCACGTCACCGTCACCGTCGATAGGTTGCTGAAACTGCACCCGCCGCAGTCGTGGCAAGTCTCTGGCGTTGGACCACAGCAGCACGCCCAATGCACGCTAACCCCCAGCCGCCGACGGTTGTACCGCAGATAATCAGGAGTCATACCCCCGCACTTCGGGCAGATGATGTCATCTTTGACCAGCATCAGCAGGTAGGCTCCACCGATCCGACTTGACTGAACGTATAGAGAATCGTGCCGTCAGACGCGAATCGCTTGGTCAGGTCAACGATCATGTCAACTTTGTGCGTGCCTGTCGTACCGCCACCGCCTATCGGTCTCGGGCTCAGCGTAGTCGCCGCCGATGTATCGTGGCAGTTGATGCCCCACACATACCACGCTGTACCCGCAGCAGGCTCGGCGATATGAGCCAGCTCGACCATGTTGATCGCAACGCCTGCTTCCGTCCTGTTCGTCTTGCCGCCGTCGGCGTCGTCGAAGATGACGCGCGTCCAAGTGTACCGCCAGCGTGCTTCATAGCCGCCGATCAGCGCTGATGCTGTAATCACAGCAGGGAACACAGGTGCGATGTTCGGCTCGTCGAACCGGCCGATAGTCGCCTGCTTGCCGAGTTGACCTGATTGAATTCCAGGCCCACCGACAACCGCTCCCGGCATATCCGCTCGCAGCGATCGCAGTTGGCCCATGATCGAATTGTCGATAGCTGTTTCAGACATGGCCAGCAATCACGCGAATTTCGTATTGAAATCCAACGTCGTGTAATGAGTGATGTCCTTGATCCCCACGCCGTCGACCAGGTTATTCGGCGGTCGCCCTGTTGACGAGTCGATATACGCAACCGTCGGCTGCCAGCCCTCGGCGTTGTATACGAATGAATATGTCATGTGCCATTTCGTCGGCGAGATAGTCAGGATTGCCGGTGCAAACGCTACATTCGTACATCGCCACGTACCAGCCGCGCCGCCAGCCCATGAACTTGAGTTGACCGTATTTCCCCACTGCTGAGCCACGGTGCCCGGCGTGTTCGTCGCTTCGACAATCGTCGTTGCTACCGCCGTCATCGCTTCATCAGCGCTGATCGAGGCACCGATAGTATCGCCGTCGTGTGTAACAGTAATCAGCGTACCGCCGCTGTCCTTATACCGAGTCTTCTGCTGTGCTGAGACAGCGCCCTGGAGAATGTAATCCGCCGTAGTTCGGTGCCGTCGATACGTCAGCACAAGCTCGGCATAGCTTGCACTGGCGACACGCCGAATGTTTCGGTCCTCAAGAATAAGCGCGGCGAGATCCGGGTGCTGATCGCCAGCGACCGGGACGCCGCCTTCAGCGAAGAAGTCCAGGATCGTTCCGCTGTCATAGGTCGTGATGTCATTGACGCGAACAACGCGATCCAGCTCTTCTACCACGCCGTTGCGTTCGACGACTCTCGCACCGTCGATCAAGTCGAGTTTGACGCCCATAGCCTACGCTCCAACAATCGCCCGGCTCAAAGTTTCGAGCCGGTTGTTTGTCTCTTGCAGTTGCTTGACGATATCATCCCCGCGCGCATTATCTGATTGCCTGCCCTGGTCGCGTGTCGCTACCCGCTGATTGCCGGATGCCTCGATGGTCCTTGCTCGCCGGTCGAGAGCGTCGGCCTTGCGGTCTCTTGATGATGCTGTCACTATTCCAGCAACGTCGCGCCGGTCAACCTGTGCCGCCGAGCCAACCCGCTCCCGCTCTTTCGCCTGCTGTTCGGCAAGCTCTTTATCTTTGGCAAGCTTCTCCTGCCGAGCCTGCTCTATCTTGTCACGCCGCTCCTGTTCATCGGTCGCCTTCACTTCCGCGACTTCCATACCGCGTAGGAGTTTCAGCTTCGCAGCCAGCAGCGTATCGCCCGCCCGTTCTGCCTCTGCAATCTGTGACCGATAGCCCTCGCGGATAGCCTCAAGCTCAGCCTCTATCTGCTGCCCCGTTGCTTCGAGTTGCTTCTGCTTGATCTCAGAGTCGAGCGACGCCATCCGGTCAGCCTGCGAAATCCGCTCGTCTGCCACTCGCTCCTGTTCGGCGGCTTCGTTATCCACCTGCTTCTTTTTCTCCGCAGCAAGTGCATCGGTGATTTTCTTCTCCGCCTCAATCCGTGCCGCCGTCTGCAACTTGGCCAAACCCTCGGCGCCCTTGACTGCATCGTCGCGGATCTTCGCTCTCGCCTTCTCCTGCTCAGCAACCACAACACTCAACTGGCCTTCCGCCGTTGTCATATCCGCCAGCAACTTCGCCCTTTTCGTCGCGTAATCTTCCGTCTCTGAGTCTAGTTCGGTGTATTGTTTCTTTAAGTCTTTGATGGTTGATTGTAGTTTCTGCTGGGCTTCCAGTTGCTTCTCGTCAAGAGCAACCGCCTTTTCCTTATCAGCGAATCCAGCCGCCAGCTTCTCCTGTACTCGAATATCGAGGATCGCCTGCTGCTCTTTCTTAGACTTGCCGAGCAACTCCACTTCATCGCCGATCTTGTCAACGATAGCCTGAGAAGCGGCGACGGTCATCTCGCGTGATTTGAGCACGTCGGCAGAGAAGTCGACCATCTTCTGACCCAACTCCAGCGAGACCTTGAGCTTCTCGATTTCGTCGGCAATGCCAGTGATATTGTTGAGCAGTGTTTCAAGCTGCCGAGCGAAAGGGCCGATGCCAGCAGGCAGCATCTTGATCGCTTCTGCCGCCCCCTCGACATCGCCTTTCATAAGATCGAAACCAACATTGGCCGCTCCGACCGCCAGCTCAAGTGTGCCCATGATCGAGACGGCCTTCATCGCCCCCGCAGTTATGCCGGTGAACCCCGCGCCGCTCTTATTGACAGCCTTCTCGATCTTCTTGCCGGAAACCTTCGCCTTCGCCTCAGCCTTCTTGAGGCCCTGCTCTAGCTTGCCGAGTCGCGCCTCGACCTCGACGCTCAGTTTTGCGGCAACTGTATTCTCGGCCATCAGACCGGCCTTTCAAGTTTCTTGATCTCAATGATGCCATCGAGCAGGTCTATCCACTGTCGCGGATAAGTGATCTCGCCAAGGTCAACGTGGTAAAAGTGGCGCAACAATGCCGCCTCAGCTTTCAGGTCTGGTTGCTCAAAGTAGCGGCTAAAGGGTCGGTAGCGGCGCTGCCCTTCTCTTCATCGACGTCATCTTCGGTCATTTCCAGATTGGCGACCTTGACCGAAAGCTGGATCATATCCAGTTGATCGCACTCGGCATCCTCAAAGAAATCATCCGGCAGCTCAGTTCCGACTTTGGCAGCAGCGATCTTGATAACCTCGATCGCACCTTCAGGCGTGTGCATGTAGTTGATGATCTCTCGCGTCGTCGCGGCCATTGTCATCTTGCGGATCGCAGCAGGGATCAGTTCCACATCGAGGCCGATCTCTTTCAGCATCATGCACTTTCCACGCAGTTCCTTCTTGTGCTTGATCTCAACAAGCCTCTGCACTTGCGCCCACTCGATCAGTGACAGGCGGCCAAGCCTGATGACCTGGCCGTCTTTGCCTGTGACCTCAACGTCGGACCCGATGATCTCTTCGGCTGTCGTGCTCATGGTCAATACGCCAATGCAATAGAATGGATCTCGCATTCATCAGGTGGCGAACCAATAGAATCAGCCCACTTGATAGGATTCTTAGTGTGGACATGCCATTGCAAGATCGCCTGCAATAAATCAGTCGCAACGTCGGCCGCGTCTCTCTTGCCCATACCAGATGTCACCTTAATGCCCGGCTTGTCGCTCTGTATGGTCGCGCCATCTTTCTCGACAAGTGGAATTGCGTTCGGATACTCGGCAGTATACTCATCGGTTGCATCATCAAAGTATATCCAGAGTGGTATTGACTTCCGCTTTCCCATACCCAACTGCTGTGCCACGCTCTGCGGGTCAACATCTGCTATCGGGGTTTTCTTCTCTGCCATGATGCCTGTTCCTTTCAGTTGATTTTGCCGTTGATTCTATTACCGAGTCAGCTACGCCGACTCATCCCATGTCAGTGTTGCCGCGCCGACTGAGCCAAACGGATTGGAACTCGACATCGCATCAGTCAGGTTGCGCCCGAATCCCCATGATGTAATGTTCGCTGTAAACGCCAGCGTGCAGCCGGTCTTGAATTGCAGGGTCATTGCGCCCTGCGCTTGTGATGGATCGGCGGTAGCCGCAACCAGCGCAGCGGGAACCGGCGTAGTGGTAGCAGCGTTGTACTGCGTAAACCCGCCGATCGTACCTGTCACGCGCAACGATCCTGCTGGTTGAGCCGACGCCCAGCCGAGATCAGTGAAACCCGTGTCCTCCGCTTCGGGGATCGCCAACTCGCCGCTGATATCGTTCGCCTTGATGTTGAACCCTGTCGGCATCGTCACAGATGCAGTTGTTCCTTGGATCGTTGACATTTTGAAAGCTCCGGTTGAGGTTAGCTCGCCTTGATGTTGTAACCAGTCGAAAGTCGAAGCAGGCGCCCATCCTGTTCGACCGATCCACGCGATCGTGACTGGCCTTCGCCTACACTATATCCGCTCACGGTCAAAGTTGCACCGTGTAATCTGTCGTAAAGATCGCCGCCGATTACTCGCAACGCCGTGGCCCCCAGATCCAGCTTGGCGTAAATGTCGATCTGGATGTCAGCGTCGATATCGTCAGCGGGAAAACTCAGCACATCGTCATCGGCGACAACAGTCACGATTGCGAACGGTGCTGGCACGCTATCGAACGGGTCATCGGCACTGTCGTCGGTTTCAGGTGGCCAGCCGTCATAGATGCGCCCGGCAGTACCGGCACTGCCGCCGATAGCAGTGTTGAAGTCGCTATCACCCGTAAGGCGGGTCATCAGGCCGACCATCATTGATTGTTGCGCATCGCTCATGGTGCTGGCGTACTCGGTCTGCTGAGTTCTCTGATTACTTTGTCAACTGCGGACTGAATGATCGTCTCAACTTTTGGCGATGTCGCCTTGAACGCCGGTCGCATGTACGGTCTGGCGGGTAGGCGAATGGACTTGCGGAGAAGAAATACCGGCGCTGACGATTGCATTGCGCCCTTCACAGTGCCATGACCAGCTTTGATATCTGCGCCTCGCCTACTCCAAACGACTGACGCCTGGCTTACTAGATTCGGCTTGCGAGTGACGAGCATCACATTGCCAGCCTTGGACTTCATCGGGAATAGAGTGCCTTTCGGCAAATTGCGTAATGACTTGCCTGCCTTACGCCGCAACTTCTTTGCCAGCACTTCGTTGCCGGGAAACGGAACCGGCATCGCCTTGACCCGCTTCGCCCTTATCGTGCCGCCGAACTCCTGGTGCCGAGCATACGGCAATGCTGTGCCGACCTTGACCGATGGTCGCACTTTTGAGTTGCCGCTGGTCAGTCCGCTTCGGTCTATCTGAATCGAACGCCCAAGCGATCCCGTATCTTTCGCCGGTGGTCCGCCTGCCTTGCTGGCCTTGCCGCCGCTTCCGATATTGGAACTGCCCGCAGAGTTGAGCTTGCGTTTGACCTCTTGCTGCAATGTGATTGCAGCTTTATCAAGGCCTGCGATAAGGCCGATGTGCAATTTGTCTTGCACCTTGGCCAGTGTTCCAGCATTCCACTTGAACTCACTCACTGCGGATCGCTCTCCTCGCCTTCGATGATCGTTATTGCGCCCATACCCGAACCGTCACGCGGCGGGCCGATGATCTTGAGATACCGCGTTACGCCGTCCTTGATCCACTTCACCCGGTCAGTGCCGAGAATGTCCTGGCCTGCTTCGACTATCACCGTATAGCTGAGCCGCTGCCGTTGCCCGCCGCCTGCGAACCCATCCGAGCCGCTCTTGGGCGTTACCCGCGCTGAGATATCCGCGATGTGATTCGACCACGCCCGCTTCGGCGACCGGCTCGCATCGACAGATTCTGTGTTGCGTTGGATCGTTACGCTCTCGGTCATCAGGTGTAGTGGTGCTGCAATCGCGCTCATCGGATTTCCATGTACGGTGCCAACACTGTCATCATTCGTTCGTCGAGATCGGTAGCGGCTGCGAGGCCATACGAGTAGTTGTCGATCGATTCGTTTGACAAGTTCATGTCACGAGCGCCACGTCTGAATGCGGTTGCGATCATTTCGTTCGCCAGCAGGGTAACGTCGTCAGGCAGCGTCTCGTAGCCCGCCCGATACTGAGCCAGTACATTAACGAAGCCGGCAGGAGCCATCGTGCTCGCACCATAGCTCAGGCTATCGCCGTAAGCACCCGACGAACCGTACTGATACCCGGAGATATCTGCACGCCGTTCGATCAGGCCCGTCGTGTGGTCCACGTCGAAAGCGATCTCGTCATCGTCGGGATACGTCAGGTTAATAGCAGCCGTCTTCGCGTCTATCCCGCCCAGTTGGTTCAGGTCTTCGCTCGGCACGTCAGTCGTCAACGTCGCCGCCCAGTCGCTTACCGTGTTGATCTGAGTTACTACCGTTGAGGCTGTCGGGTACGTTGCGAAGTCCACCGCCTCAGTCGTGACAGTACCAT